AGCAAAAGGAAATTACTCCAGACCAGGCTGCTATTAGCAGACTGAATAACCTACTTGGTGTTGCTGCCTTCCAACCAGAAAGCAGAGCAAGCAGAAAGCGTGCCCGACAGGTTGAAGTTGAACGCAGACGAGCTGAGAGAGCCCGTATAATAGAAGAACGACGCAGAGAGCAGAATAAATGAACGAGACACCAGACGAACTTGAAGCAGTAAAAGCTGGTGCGGTTGTAATGTACACCGCACTAAATTCTATTTATCAGCTACACGAAGAGACACCGCTAGTAGAGGATGCTGTGTGTAGGCACTGCAGTAAGATTGCAGATGGAAATGTAGCTTATCCATGCCCAACTGTGCAGATTTTGTTTAACGACTTTATTGGTGAAGAATCTACTTCTGAACCTTTGCCCGCTGAATAGCGAGTGCTTTTCTTTTAGCATCAGCTTTAGAGCTAGCGCCCCATGCTTTTAGTGATAGGAGTAATCTAGTTGGTTTCCCATCCTTGTACTCAGGACCAGGCATATTGCCCATGCGAGATAGGAATGAACTCCTGCGGGGATTATTGCCAGCCTTCACTGGGGCCTTCAAGTCAGAACCAGGATTAGCTGCTTCGTAAGACTTGCGACCCTTTTCGTTTAAACCGCCAGCTGGATTCTTACCAGCTTTACGTTGCCAGGCTGCACTAGCCATTCTTCTTAGCCCACATGTTGTCAATCAAGTTTGGGTATGGTCTGCCAGCAGCTTTAGCTCTAGCACGAGCAACAGCAGTCTTTTTAGCCCCCATTGGCGTTGACTTCTTTTTAGGGTTTGGTGTTTCCCAGACTGGCTTGTCCATCAGTCTTTAGTAAGTTGGGCCCATCTGGGATTTTACGCCAGAGAACTTCTTCTTGCTCTTGTCACGCATCTTGGCAACAGCAGCCTTCTTGGCTTCCATCTTGCCTTCTTTGGTGTAAGGATACTTCTTACCGTTTACCATTGGCATTATTTCTTACCCTTCTTCATAGGCTTTAGTGACTCAAGGAATGACCTGCGAGGTGCATTCATCATCTCTTTGTCATCTAGCATTTTGCCGACCTTAGAGGTCTTTGACATCTTTTTCATAGCCTTAGCCTTGGCAAGCATTTTTAGTGCGCCTGGTTTCTTGTCGTCTTTATCTTTATCCATTGACATAATGTTCCTATTCTATCTGATAATTGTAAATAATGAAGCTAAAAATGAGACAATAGCGCCACCTAGCGCTGTCTTGGCAATCCTATCAATCCACTCCATACGAGCCTGCTGAATCTCGACACTACGCACTCTATCAGGCAAGTCGGATAGGCCTTTGAGCTCGCTGGCAAGCTGGATTAGAAGTTTGTTGGTTTCCTGCTGTTCTTTGTAAAGGTCGTTAATAGTGACTTTAACATGGACGCTCTGAGTGGCATCGGCAGCCATTATGGAGTTCCACCGTCAACAGCGAAGTTTACAGGAGGGAAACCAAGGGCAGTTTCAACAGTGTTCAACCGAGTGTTCTGAGTAGTGTTTACACCTTCAACCGCAGTAAGCCTGTTGTTCTGGGTTGTGTTCAAAGAATCGATGCCATCTAGGCGAGAAGTCTGAGTGCTATTTACGCTTTCAATAGCCGTGAGGCGGGTACCAGCATCAAATCCCTCAAGAGTGGTAAGTCTGCCGTTCTGGGTGGTGTTTACACCCTCCACCGCCGTCAGGCGGTTGTTTTGAGTTGTGTTTAAAGTGTCATTGTTGTCAGCACGAGTATCAAGTGTGATGAGCTCAGCTTCAGCGGTATCTAGTCTGGTGTCGAGCGATATAAGTGCTGCCTCAGCGGTGTCTAGGCGAGCGTCAGCTGCGACTGCCTCAGCGTCAACCTTGTCCCAGTTGGCGTTGATGACTGTGGTCTCAAATGGTTGGTTCGTTCCAACGACAGCCTTCTTGAGCAAGAGGCGAGTAGTATTGGTATAAGCCATAGCTAAATCCTACTGTTCAGAAATAATGGTCGCCTCGACCTCTATTGTAGCATCATCGGGCTCTGGAATTGTGGATAAATGACTCTGACCATTAGCTAGCGCAATCAGTTCCCTGGCGATATTGCGCTTCATAATAGGGTCTTTTACATGCCTCAAAATGATATCTTGCACTTGCATAAGCAACGATGGCACATCTAGGTTTACCCTGGAATTCGGGTCGTATCGTCCAGTTAGCTGGTTCACGAAGGTAATAGCCTTCATATCGCCGTTTTGCACTAACTGCCCCAAAGCCTGGTCAGCCATCGGGATAAACTTCTTTAGATTCTCCTCAGCCTTGGTGGCGAAGGCATTACCAAACTCTTTCTGCCTCATCCAGCCATCTAGCTCTGTCAGGCTAATCTTCATGCGCTTAGCCAGCACCTGCGGAGTAAGCAGATTCAGCGGGTTTAGATAAGCCTGCAAGAAAGTCTCTTGTCGCAAGGTCAGGTTAGGATTGGACGTGGTTTTTATGCCACGGTCATCTAGGGACTTCTGAAACTTCGATGTAGGCCATACCAGCTCTACCTGCTCTTTAGTTAGCTCAGCATCCTGGTCCAGGATAACCTGGGTTTCCAAGAACATGCCCTGCCTATCAGCAGCTATCGCTGCGGTCAGAACCTTCTCGAATAAAGCCTGCTCTTTGGTTGGCTTTGGAGTGTAAAGCTTGGTCTCGAACTTCAGTAAGTCGAACTCATCCACGAGGCAACCCTTCCAGTGCAACTAGGTATTCAGGACTGAGCTTGAATGCTTCCATTAACTTTGCTGATAGACCGTCTGGCATACGTTGCAATTTTCCATTCTCGTAGTCCCTCACTATAGCTGGGTTCATACGTAACATAGATGCGAACGCAGTCTGGGTCGGTGCAATCTCCGCACGCCACTGTGAAAAGCTGCGGTAATACTGTTGCAAGGTATATGGCGGTATGAGCATTAAGTTCTCCGCAGCTGGTCTCAAGTCTGGGGCCAATGGCTTGTCTAACCATGTCTTTATCTCCTGGTCGAGTTCTTCGGCTGCCATGCCGAGGTGATTAGCTAGGGTACCGATTAGTCTCTCGGTGGGCCGTCTCGTTCTGCCATCCTCTATGGCCGAGACAGCGCTGCGCTGTACGCTTGCACGCTTGGCTAACTCAAGCTGAGATAGCCCTGCCTTCAAGCGAGCGATGCGAAGTGGGTGGTCTGCAATTCTTGCCATGCAGCTAAGTATACATGGTTGTACTGCTTTCCTAGTAGACATAGTTTTGTATGGCTTGTATAGAGGTTGGTTGCTAGATACAGGGACGGCTGGAATAGTTGGTCACAACATCGCCCTGCTACATTGGACACATCAGCAACACCGCTGATACCGAATAGGAGGATACACAATGTTAGAGAACCAAGAAGGCACTACACCAGAGCCAACCATTGACGAACTGAAGGGCAAGGTAGCTAGCTTGGAATCAGAGCTAGCGAGAGCCAAGGTAGTCAGGGATAGCTACGGCACAAAGATTGACAAGGTCAGGGAGTTCATCCAAGCCAGCATTGACAATGATGACTGGACAGATTCAGAACTGGATGAGCCTTTCTGGGAAGAGCTAGCCGAACTGCTTGACCTAGAAATCAGCAAGACCATTGAGGTCATCATTACGGCAGAATGGTCAGCAACCCTGAAGATGAAGCGTGGTCAGGACCTCAGCGACGTTGAAATCTCAGTTGAAGAGCCTGAGCTATCCCGATTCGCCTCAGGTGAATTGACCGACGTATACGAAAGAAGCTTCGACGTAAGCGAAGCATAGAGTTATCCCCCTAACCGCCCTGAGCACGGCGTAAAAAGGCTCTATAACCATACCTGCGCCAACAGGGGACGGCTGGAAAGGTGCGTTGCTTGGCAGGGTTGCTAGATTGGTCATGTCAGCAACCGCTGGCACTGAAAACTAAGTAAGGGAGCTACATGATGGATAGATACACACTCATCGCAAGGCTAGGCAGTCAGACATCAGCAGTGATGTTCAATGCTGAGGATGACACCAAGGCAACACTGCTAGCGATTGACACCATAATGGACCGTGCCTACCAGAAGAACAACGCATGGGCCAAGGGCAGTATCGAGCTAGTCTCACCGACTGGCGAAGTACTACAGACAATGGAGGCAAAATAATGAGCGAACTAAACACAGAAGTCCCAATTGCTATGGACATCTACGAGCGTCAAGAACTAAAGGCAGAAGGTAAAGCTGGCAGTGTCTACGATGACTTAGCTCATGCCCTAGAGACAGGCGATTACCAAGAATTCGAAGACTACTTCGGAGACCAAGACCCGTTCGAATTCTTATAGCACCAACAGCCTGACCAGCAGACACCTAGGTGCAAGTCCTAGGCAGGCACGATTAGTCAACTAGACTGGTCATAACCGAAGGGAGCACCACAATGATTGAGACAGGGATAGACCCGATTGAGATTAGCTCAACCGAGCGAATCAGCGTATACCTTGACATAGATAACTATGGCATGGAATGGCTTGTCGGTGATGAGCTAGGCGTGTATACGATTGACATAGCACGCAATTTTCACCAGATTGAGCAAGGTGATAGGACTAGCGACCTAGACAGGCTTATGCGTAATCTAGGCAACGATTACCGCACGGACGGACGTGAACGCAGACTCAGGGCTACTGAGCTATACCTGACCATGGCAGGCTTGAACTATAAGCAAGTTAGCTTGCGTGGTTCTATGCAGTCTGATTGGGCAGAAGTAATCATCTATGGCAATGACATGGACTTAGATAGTTGCGTTGAGGGACTACAAGCTTGGTTCTCTGGTGAAGTATTCACTATTGCTCATGAGAAGCTACACACTTACACCGATACCCTCAACCCAGCTAGCACCATCGAGCGATGGGAGGTCGAGGACTCGATTGGTTGCATAACCTTTGGCAAGGGTTATGACTTTGAGCAGTCTGCCAGAGAGCACTTTGGGCACCTAATGACAGCAGTGCCTGCCTAATACTTGCTCCCCCAAGCGTCCTGAGCATGACGATAAAAGGCTCTACAAACATGCCCCGCCCTCAGGGGACGGCTGGAAAGGTGCGATGTGTGCGGTGCCTAGTAGATTAGCCGTATAACTGAATAACGAAACCAAGCACCACCTAACCTAAGGAGCAAACATGACAGATTCACGATTCGCCGAGCGAGTATCACAGCACCTAGCCGACTTCAGACATGAGGTTGCCAAGCTGGACATGCCAGAAGAGAGCTGGGATAGCCTTGTAAGCCTTACTGGCTTGCTAGAGAAAGAAGTCGTGGTTAGCCATAACAACCTAGCTACTATGGAACAGAGCAAAAAGTTCATTGACGACCACTTCCAAATCATCCACATAGGCTAAACAGCCCTGTAAGCCCCGTAGACCCCGCCGACCCCCTCGGCGGGGTCTTTCCCTATCTGCGGGGCTGGCGGGCCCTCAGGGGACGGCTGGAAAGGTGCGATGCGTGCCCTGCTTGCTACATTGGCAGGGTTAGCCATGCTTGGCATAGCTAGCACCGCAATACTGCTAGACATGCCTTGCCCTGTTGATTCTCAATTTTTGAGTAATGTGGGGCGGGTTGGGCTAGCTAAAACCGACAGAACCAAGAAAGGCAAAAATGATTCACATTACAAGAAACCAAAACGGCAGTTATTCAGTATCGGCAGAAGTGAGGGACAACCAGACACCTTTTAGCTGGTATGAAACCCAGACTTACTACGGCTACGCCAAGAAAGAACTAAAAAAGCTTTACAGGGAACACCTAGCCGAAAATGGTATGAAAATCCAAAAATAACAGTTTGATAACGAAACCCAAAATGTGCTTGACACGCCTAAACACTAGGCAACAATTAGAACAGCAACACCCAACCAACCGAAAGGATACAAAATGTACATGGACAACAGCGACATCAAGAACGACATCTTGACCCACTGGGAACAGCTAAAAGACAGCCCTTACCCCGAGGACTTGCTAACAGAACTAGCGGAATCCGCTTGCCCTGTTTACTATTCCGACATCATCAAGGACTGGCAAGAAATGCCCAATGAGTTCACCGACAGTTGGCAAGAAAATGGAATCCCAACGACAGAAAAAACCACAATTTTTGGACTAATGGGCTGGGACTTGTATTTCTACTATGAGAACCAATACCAGACTATTTTCACCGAAGTAAGACTAGACAAGGAACAAGAAAGCGAGGAACTAGAAAATGCCTAACCAACTAACCCGAAAGGATACAAAAATGACCGCACAAACCTTTATTGTTTACGATACAAAAACAAGCCTAACCCTAGCCGAATTACCCCTAACCCTAGCCATAGGAGCAACCATTGAGGCGTATGAGCGGGCGGGCTATTCCGTTAGTTGGAAATGGGGGGAGAGAAAATGAGCAAATGCCAAGACTGCCAAGCCCCTATTGACTGGGACGAGGGCGGTTTCATCTGGGACGGATTAGCCTTTTGCGAATTACACGACCCCGAGAGCGGTGAGGCGTAATGAAATGCCAATGTTGCGGGTGGAACAGCCCCAATGTATCCAAGCTAGCCTTTTGCCCAAAATGCGGAATAGATAAAGTTATCCACAGCCGTAAACGCTAGTTGGGGATAACTTTTTACCGAATCTGAGCTGGGTTCCCTATAACCTTGCTTAGACTTAGTCAGCTTAGATTTCTAACTTGACTAAGTCTAAGTAGTGTTCTTAAGGACTTCAATGGGAGAGAGTTTTTTTACCAAAATACCCCTGATTTTTAGCGGTTCTTGTTTTCGCTACCAATCGGGATTTCACTAAAAACCGAAAATGGTCTAAGCTGTCTAAGCAAACTAAGGTTTACCTTAGATACCTTAGACTACTTAGACAGGAAAGGAACAAATGACCAAATACGACCCCGCACTAGGCGAAATGTTGAGCGTATCCGAGGTGTCAAACCTAACTGGTTTCACCCCTCACCAACTACGAAGCTGGCGAAAACCTGAGAACTACGACAGGGCAATTTTCAAGGCTTACCGAGATGAAGCCTCTAGCAACTCAGTTTGGTATCGCAAAGATGACATAGACCTTTGGAGAGAACAGAAAGGCATTACAACAGGGCTAGCAGAAATACCCGCCCCCAATGCTATCTCTACCCCGCTACGCAACCCTGAAGCTGAGGGCGATAAGCGAGATACCCTAAAGAAACTTATGGGCATTACAACAGCCAATGCCTACCTGAAATGGTATCAATGGTATTGCGACAGCTCTGGCTTGACCTTTAGCGAGGCTAGCAACAAGGTAGAACAATGGCAAAAAGAATTATGGTCATTACACACAGGGCTACCGCTTGACCAAATCGGCAAGTTCCCTACCAGAAAACAGCGAGGCGAACAGCCTGAGCATTACTGGCTGGGTTGGACTTGGGCTATGCGTAAAGCCTACGCAGATGTCTATAACCTTGATGTTTCCAATCAGGAGATACTTGACCTACCTGCTGGAGATGTCCCACCCCTAAAAGAAACTTCATAACGATTAGATAACGAAACGGCAAATGTGCTTGACCTAGCCAACCACTAGGCAAGAATAGGAATAACCAACCGAAAGGAGAAACAAATGATTCAAGAGCTATGCCCTCTATGCGAGGGCGACCACCTAGAAACTTGCCACATTGACGGCGATTGGGTTGTCAAGTTTTACTTTGGCAAGACAATCGTTTCAACCAGCGTTATAGCGGGTAGCAGAGAACAAGCTATTCGCTTTGCTGAAACAGAAGTATCTGACCAGTTAGGGCTTGAAACCATTGTAATCAACAGCCCTGATGAGGTAAACGCTGAGCTAGTGGGGGTGTATGCCTGATGAGCAATCCGATTATGAACTATGAGTTCAATGTATGGGGCGAGAGCGAGGCTACCCTTGTCCTTGTTGCCTATCCCTTGGTGTATGAAACTGACACCGATTATGACAACAATGTCAAGCTGACCTGTGATTACAGAGAGGCTACCGCACACGCCTTACGCCTTAGCTTTCCAAAAGACCTAAAGGCTATGGAATACCTGCTTGATGACCTATACATCAACCACTACCCCCTAACTGATTATGATGACTGGCTAGACGCTACGGCTATGCCTGAGGACTGCCCTGATGTCAT